AGAACTTAGAGATGTATATGCTTATTGAACACCTTGCTGGTCAGATAGAAAGCATAGAAAAAGAAATAGACGCATCAAGATACAATAAAGTAAACATAGATCATCTTAAAGAACAGATAGATATGTTGCAGAAAAAAATGAATGGTCACTAAATGGAAACTGTTATTGCATTATTAATGTTTTTAGGTGAACCTGCTGTATTAAAAGAACATACACTTATGCCTACTGTTTCTAAGTGTTTAGAAAAAAAAAGAATTGCAACTAGAAATAGCGGTGCAAGAGTAAGTTATGTTTGCACTAAAGTAAAAGCAGAAGTAAAAGATGGTAAAATAATAAGTATATCAAAAAGTTAATTATGATTAAAATTAAAAAAAACAAAAGTAAATTAGATTGGTTTAAAAAAAATATAGTTATAGTTCCTGTAGTAGGAGCTATACTAGCTGGTACATTTACATCTGTTAGATATGTTTTAACTATGACAGATACTATTCAAGTTAATAAAGAAATATTAACACAAGTAACTAAAGACTTAGAGATACAAAAAGAAATGGTCAATGATATAAAACAAAGATTGGCTAGAGCAGAAGCTACATGGGATATGGCAGAAAATATTTTTCAACAATTAGCAGATCAAGTGAGGCAACATGAATACGATATTAAAGACCTTAATCGTTAATCTATTATGGATTACATTTTTTTTATGTGTGGTAATACCAGCACAAGCTAGAAACGAATATCTAAATGATGGTGCTTATGCTTGTGAAAAAGGTTATTGGGAAACATACTCAGAAGTAAGACAAAACGAATACAAGTCAGGGTCTAGTGCTGAATCACAAAATCAAATGTTAGGTTTTAGATTTCGTATGCCTTTCGGCACAGTCTGTGATGATGAATATATTGCTGAACAGAAGAAGAAACAAAAATTAAAGACCCAACTTGAACTTGTAAAAGAATGTAAAAGAGTTCCCAGAATTAATCCACCACCAGTAGAGTTTGCTGAATTAATTAATATGTGTTTAAAGTTAGGTGTTACATCTACAACATATTCTGATGATAGACCTGATGCAAGTATCAGCTATTGGACTGTATTAAAAGATGGTTGGAAAAAAGAAAATCCTAATAGACCTGTATTTGAAGGTAAATAAAATGAACTATAAACCATTACCATTTTATTTAACTATAAAAAAATCTAACATACATGGATTGGGTTTACATAGTCTTGCAGAGATACCTAAAGATACAACAATAGGTATGACACACATAGAGATTGATAATGATATTATAAGAACTCCTTTAGGAGGTTGGATTAATCATTCTGAAGATTCTAATTGTGTTAAAAAAAAACATAACAATAGATGGTTTTTAAAAACAAACAAAGATATTAAAGCAGATCAAGAACTAACATTAACTTATGTCCTCTATAAACCATAAAAAAAGGAGTAAATTACTATGGGTTTTATCAAAAAATTGTGGAAGAAATATCTTGATTGGTTATTCAAAGACTTTTATAAATAGACTATGTGGTTAAATATTGCATCTAAATTAGTGCCAGGCATTATTAAAACAGGTATGTCTATTGCTTCTAATAGAAGAAGAACCAAAGAATTAGAATCAGTTGCTGAACTTAAGTTAGCTGAGAAAATGGCTAATGGTGAAGTAGAATATAAAAAAGCTGTTATTGATTCTCATAGAGGAGATTTAAAAGATGAATTTTGTCTTATCCTTATTTCAATTCCCCTGCTTTTACTTGCTTGGTCGGTCTTTAGTGACGATCCTGACATTCAAGCGAAGATAGATATTTTCTTTGATAAATTTTCTAACCTTCCAATGTTCTATCAAGCTCTTGTGGTAGGTGCTTTCAGTACAATACTAGGTATAAAAGGTGTATCTACTTTTAAGAAAAAATAAATAAAATCAAAACTTATGTCCGACACAAGTAGAGAGATTATTAATGAGTATAAAGATCAAGTCCGAATACTCAAACAACAAGTTGATGAACTTGAGGATCAGAATAAAAGCAAAGATTCTGCTAACAAGAGGTGTTTGCAAAAGCTAGAATATGCTAATGAAGACTTAGAAAAATTAAATAAAAAATTAAAAGAATTAGAGGACAAATTAACCGATATGAAGAAAACAAATAAAATGTTATTGGAACACCCATGAAGGTAGCTTTAGTAATGATAATGTGTAGTCAAATAGCTGGTGATTGTATGAAGCCACATTTCTTAGGTCATTTTAATAATTTATATGATTGTTTGATTGGTGGATATACTGAAGCTATTGAAAAAACTGAAGAAATAGGTAAAAAAGAAATAATTAAACATGAGATTATAGTAAAGTTTAATTGTTACTATGATACAAAAACTTTAGAAAAAGGAGCATAATGCAATTATCAAAACATTTTAGTCTTGAAGAAATGATTAAGTCATCAACAGCTTTAAGAATGGGAATAGATAATATCCCCAACGAAGAACAGATAGAAAACCTAAAGGCGATATGTGAGAACATATTAGAACCATTAAGAGAATATTATGAGTCCAGACCTATAACTATTACATCTGGATTTCGCAGTCCTGAATTATCAGAGGCAATTAAATCTTCAAGGCAATCTCAACATTGCAAAGGAGAAGCTTGTGATTTTGAAATAGCAGGATTTGATAACAGACAGGTTGCATCACACATAAAAAACAACTTTGACTTCGATCAACTTATAAGCGAATACTATATAAAGGATGTACCTGATAGTGGTTGGATTCATGTATCTTACAAAAAATCTGATAACAGAAAAGAATCATTAATTAAAAATAAAGGCGAAGGATATATAGAATGGCGATAGATAAATCTAGTATGAAGTGTAATAGTCCTAAACGTCAAGTGTCTGGTGGTAAAAAATTTGTAGTCAAAGCCTGTAAAGGTGGCAAAGAAAAGATTATTAGATATGGAGATGCTAATATGAAAATCCGCAAGTCAAATGCGGCAGCAAGAAAAAGCTTTAGAGCAAGACACAAATGTGCTACAGCTAAAGATGTCTTCAGTGCAAGGTACTGGAGCTGTAAAAACTGGTAATAAAAAGGAGAAACCATGTACAATAAAAAAATGAAGAAAAAAAATAAAAAGAAAAAAAACAAAAAAAAGAAAAAATACTAGGTGAAGCTTAATGATTAAGCTGGGTTGTTGGAGGGAATAACAAAGGAGATAATATGCCAAAAGGTAAAAATAAAAAATATAGTAAAAAACAAATGAAGATAGCAAGAATGGCAGCACCATTTGATAAAATAACTGGTGCAGACTTTGCTATGCTTAAGAAAAAAAGAAAGAAAAAAGTATGAAGAAAACAGTAAAAGCACCTAGAGGATTTCACTGGATGAAAAAAAAAGGTGGCTATAAACTTATGAAGGGTGCTTATAAACCCCACAAAGGTGCTGTAAAATCTGCATCATTTATGGTACAAAAGCAACATAGAGGATGAAGAAAGCATTATTAGATGCGTTAGAAAAAAAGTATGAGGCAGAGATAGCAGAAGCAGATGCAACTGTTCATATATATCTCAACAATAGTGTTGGCATTGGTGAACATCCCCAGCATATAACAGAGTTAGATAAACTCATTATTAAAATAGCTGATGCCGAAGATAAATTAAAAATATTAAAGGAGTTTCAATAATGGCAAAACTATGTCCAGCAGGTAAAGCTGCCGCCAAAAGAAAGTTTAAAGTATATCCTAGTGCATACGCAAATATGTGGGCTAGTAAATACTGTAAAGGTAAAGTTGGCAGAAAGAAAACTAAGAAAAGAAGATGAGTTTAAGAAAGTGGACATCTGAAAAGTGGGTTGATATTGCTAATAGAAAAAAAGGTGGCGGTTTTCCACCATGTGGTAGAAGCAAAGGTGAGAAAAGAAGAAACTATCCTAAATGTGTACCATTGGCTAAAGCAAGATCAATGTCTGCAAGTCAAAGAGCTTCTGCTGTATCAAGAAAAAAGAAAGCTGAAAGAAGAACAAGAAAAGGTAAAAAACCAAATTATGCTAAGACGTAAAAAGACTTGGAACAGAAAAAAAAACATTATTAGAAATGTTGGTCTTTGCAAATACTGCAATCAAATGATTGTTTCTGATGAATCTTTTGTAATGTTTATGGGTGGAATACCTGCTCATTATGCTTGTATGAAAAAGGATGATGAGGAGAGACAATTAGAGATTGAACCCAAGAAAGAAACCTAATATAGTTTAGGTGCATACCTTGAGTTAAGGGTGTACCTTGTTCTTAGGACACCCCTAACTCCCATTAATTAAATTATTTTTTCTAACTTTTCTATAATCACTTGATCTTCAACTGCTTGTGGATCAGGATAATACTTTGCATTTTTTACCTGATTACCTCTATGCAGTTCTGGTGGATTATCTTTATAAGCAATATTACTTACACCTTTAACAATATCAAATCCTTCAAAGAAATAAGATACTGGAACTTTCAAAGCTAATGATAAATACAATAGCTTTGGTGATGACACAGCATTAGTTCCTTTCTCATATTTTTGAATTTGTTGAAAGCTTGTAGGTAGATGATTTCCAAGATCAGTTTGAGTCATCTCTAACTCAATTCTTCTCCTTCTTATTTTCTTACCTATATGCTGACTGATGATTGTTTCTTTACTATCTTGACATTTTGCCATAGCGATAGTTCTCCTTTCTTCTAGTTTGCCTTTTTTGTTTTTAGAATTTCTCTCTAGCTTGAAATTCTAATTTGTTTATTTTGCTCAGATAAAATTTGATTACTGATTACAGCAATCTGATTTTTCTTTTTCTGTACAAGAGCTTTAGCTTTCTGCATTACCCTAACTGCTCTCTCCAGTCTCTCTTGAGCTTCCCTTATCCTCTTTGGATCGTAGTCCATGTTTATCCTCCAACTTAATGTTAGACTTCAAGAACCTCTTATTAACAACTTTAACAACAGGTTCTCCTATTGCGTCTTTGTTATCAACAGCATCTTGAACACTGTTGAATTTTTCCTCAACAACTACCACAACTTCATAAGTTGATAACTTATTACAACTCATAGTAATTATTGACTTTAAATTTACTATTTTTAATTGATTTTGTCAAATGATACTTTCTCATAAAGACATCCATCTCTTTGACCAAACCAAGCTTAACAGCATTTTTCATAAGAATACCAATCCTTTGTTTAGATAAATTTAAAGCTTCTCCAATTTCAATTAGTCTAGGATAAGCTTGTTCCTTTTTATGGTACTCTATCATAAAATCAATAATTTGTTTGATTTTTGGACTATAAAATACTTTATTTCCCATTCTCATCTTTCTCTATTTGCTTCACCATATCATCTAATAAATCACAATAACCCTTGATGTCTGCAAATGTGTCAGGTTTATGAAGTGTTGATTTACTACCATCTTCTATGGTTCTTGTAAGTTTTAACACAATCATAAGTTGAGGTACAATAGTTATAGGTACTTTTAACTTTTGTTTATTAACAACCTCCAACACTGACTTTATAAACTTTGCTATAATGTAAGCATTACTTTCAAAGTCTCCATATTCTTTTTGTTTTCTTTTTAATAATTCTTTTGTCAATTTAGTTCCTATATCAATCCATTTGATATTGTCGTCTTTGCCCATTGTCCATCCTTTGTTTTACAATAATACATAAATATTCTTTTGTTTTTATACATAACTCCATCATCATAACTAATGCTTGTATGTTTCTCTAAAGCATCTTGGCAAGTCGTAAAGTCTTTTACTTTTATTTTGTAAAAGTCATAGCTTGTTGCAGATGTTGTGAAGAACAAATACAAGAAAAAAGTTTTCATAAGAAGGGTGCTGAATGTTTTTTTTACGTAAACCTTAGGGAGTAA